TTGTTATTACTTTAGATGATGGTGAAATGTTATACCCATCAATGGACGATGAAGGAAATGGTGCAGGTGCTATCTTTACAACCTATGAAGACTTGCCAACTATACCAGTAATGAGATAAAATATAAGACTATATATATTTAATAATAAATTATATGAAAAAAAAAGATGAAAATAAGTTAGTAAAACTTTTAAAAAAATTGTATGGTAATGACTGGTCTTTTACATGGGACAGCCAAGACCATGGCTTTAACTTAAACTTACAAGTTTGGAAAGGAGAAAAATATAATGACAAGAGATGAAGTAATATCACTACTATTAGATAATGATATTGATTTTGAAATTACGTATGACCATGGTGATGGCATGCACTTAATTATTAATCACGATGAAGAAGAAAGTAAAAATGACAAATAAAATAAAAAATACGCTAGACTATGCCCATTTTAATATAAATGAATATAAACCATCTGTATTTTTAAAAGTTTTAATAGAAACAGCAACAGATATTTATAAAATGTATCTCGATGGAAATATACAACCAGCTACAGTCGAATCTGTGAGAGAAGCATTTAATGAATCTATATCTAATTATCTGCAAGGTGCACCATATAATGACGCAAATTATGAAACTATACTAGATGACTTAATATTATTTGTTGATGAAAACAATATAAAATTAAGAGATGAATCTTTAAAAGAACTTAAGGGAGTATCATTAACTTACGACACTAACGAAAAGGAAAAAGACTTTACAGTATTTGGCACTAAAATATAATAAACTTGACTTAAGACATATTTTGTGCTAGACAACTGCGATGAAAAAAATCAAAGTTAAACTTATTATTTACAGATGGATTGGGTCTTTTATAACAGAGGTAGACTCTCTTGATGTTGCAAGTGTAGAAAATAAGGTAGCAGAAATGTTAAACTCTAATGCGATAGTATTAACGTACGATAAACTTTATGATAAGAAAAAAATTTTCATAACCTATGAGGAGATAAATTGAATTACCAACAGCAATTAGAAGTAGTGCAAAATTTATTAGTACAGTATGATTCTGAGATTAGAATAGACTGTCCATTTTGTAGTCATAAAAATACATTTGTAGTAAAAAATGATGATGGAACTTTATACTGGTATTGCTTTCATGCCTCGTGTTCAGCAAAGGGTAAGCAAGAAAACAAATTATCAATGCACAAAGTATATAAAACTTTTAATACTGAAGAAGTAAAAGAATCTGATAAATTTATTATGCCAGATAGTTTTAAATCTATTCATTCAAATCAAAAAGCATTAGAATATTTACATAAAAATAATTGCTGGGAATCCATGTCTTGGGGTAGAGCAGAATTTAGATATGATGTAAGGCAAGATAGAGTTGTATTTTTAATTAAAGATTATGATAATATACGAGGTGCCATTGGTCGAGGACTTACTTCAAAAGTATATCCTAAATGGTATATCTATGGAAATAAAGACTACCCATTCAGGTGTGGTCAGGGAGAAGATGTTGTTCTAGTTGAAGACTGTGCGTCAGCATGTGCTGTATCAAATGTAATGATTGGCATGGCTTTAATGGGAACAAGCTATCAAGATAAATTTACACCACATATTCCAAAGTATAAAAATTTGTATGTGGCTCTTGATAGAGATGCAACTAAAAAATCCTATGACATAGCAAATTATTTAAGGTCTATAGGATTTGATAATGTAAAGGTAAAGATACTAGAAGATGATTTAAAATACTACTCAACAGATGATATAAGAAAGGTGTTCTATGATTGAAAAGCAAATGATTAAGTTATTATTAAAGAAAACATTCTACGATAAGTATAAGGGTGCAATATCTAGAAATATATTTGAGGGAAATATCGGCTCACTCTTTGATACTATAAAAAAAGCACACGATAAGTATGAATCTGATATTAAGATTGATGATTTATATAGCCTACACACAAAGGTATATAATCCTGCCCTAACAAGAGCAATGAGAGAAACCTTTAGCGATTTAATTGAAGATATAAAAAATGCAGAAACTCCTAATGAAGAAGTTGCTAGAGATATTATTAAGATAATGAGAGATAGAGATATTGCACAGCAAATTGCAGTTGAAGCTACTGAAATATATAATGGTAAAACGGCACAATTTAATATAATATCAAATATAATAGACTCTTATAAAAAAGAATTACCAGTTGAGCAGATAGATGCTGTCACAAATAATATTGGAGAATTATTAAATCAATTAAATATTACAACTAAATGGAAATTTAATTTAAAAATATTAAAAGATAATGTTGGTGGTATTGGTAATGGTAATTTAATGATTGTATTTGCAAGACCAGAAACTGGAAAGACTGCTTTTTGGGTAAGTTTAGTTGCCTCACCCGAGGGTTTTGCTGAACAAGGTGCAAAGGTACACGCATTTATAAATGAAGAACCTGCTGTAAGAACACAGATGAGGGCTATAAATTGTTATACTGGCTACACTAAAGATGAGATTATTGAAAACATAGAACTAGCACATAAAGATTGGTCTAGAATAAAAGATAATATTAAAATGCTTGATGTTGTAGATTGGTCTATTGAAGATATAGATTCGCATTGTGAAAAACATAAACCAGATATAATTATTATTGACCAACTTGACAAAATAAATGTTTCTGGTACATTTGCACGAACTGATGAGAAGTTAAGAGCAATCTATACTGGTGCAAGGGAGATAGCAAAAAGAAGAAACTGTTGTGTTATAGCTATATCACAAGCATCAGCAGATGCCCATAACAGAAATAGTATTTCGTTTGATATGATGGAAAATTCTAAGACAGGAAAAGCTGCCGAAGCAGATTTAATTATAGGTATAGGTAAACATTCTATTGAACGAGACCCAGAGGATATGCATAGAAGTTTATGTATAAGTAAGAATAAAATTAATGGATATCATGGAGAGCCTAATTGTCGAATTAATAAACAATTAAGTAGATACGAAGATTAACTGAAAGGTAAATGTGATAACAACACTTGATATTGAAACTACGTTTCAAAAAACAGAAGATGGAAAAATGGATCCACTTCCATTTAATCCTAAAAATTATTTAGTAAGCGTAGGAATTAATGATAAATATTTTTTTATAAAGCATAGTCAACGAGCAGATGAAAATGCACATAAAGAAATACAATCTATACTAGATAAGACAACATTATTAATTGGACATAACTTAAAATTTGATTTAACTTGGCTATTAGAATCTGGATTTAATTATAGTGGTAAAGTTTATGATACAATGATAGCTGAATATGTTTTATCTAGAGGATTAAGGCGTGGTATATCTTTAGATGCTACCTGTAAAAGAAGAAAGATTGGTAAGAAAGATACATCTATTGAGGACTATTATGATAAGGGTATATCATTTGAGGATATACCTATGGAGATAGTTGAGGAGTATGGGCGACATGATGTTTTAATTACTAAAAAATTATTTGATTCGCAAATGGAAGATTTTAAATTAGATAAAGATAAAGGTCTAATTAAAACAATTAAAATGATGAACGATTTTCTTCTTGTATTAATTGATATGGAACGCAATGGTATTTATGTTGATACTATATCACTAGCTGATGTTGAAAAACAATATAGAGCAGAGTTTGCTTATCTAAAACAAAAAATTGATATGACCATATTTGAAAAAATGGGGGATACAAAAATCAATCCATCTAGTACAGAACAATTATCTTGGTTGATATATTCAAAAAAGGTTAGAGATAAAAATAAATGGAAAGAAATATTTAATATTGGTATTGATGAAAGAACTGGTAAAACTAGAAGAAGACCTCAGTATTCTATAAATCAAATTAATAATTTAGTTAAGGCACACACAGATACAATTTATAAAACAAGTTCTTCACAGTGTATGACTTGCCATGGTAAGGGTATAATTAAAAGAATCAAAAAAGATGGTAGTGAATTTAAGAATTATACTAAATGTTCTAGTTGTGATGGTGAGGGATTAATATATTCACAGTTAGCAAAGATTGCAGGATTTATGCAAAAACCAAAGTCTGTCTATGATATTGCTGATGGTGGCTTTAGAACAGATAGAACTACACTAGAAAAATTAGCAAGTAAAAGTGAGGGAGACTTAAAAGAATTTATTGTAGCTATTGTAAGATATAATGCAGTAGAAACTTATCTCAATACGTTTGTAGATGGAATTAAATCTTTTACAAATGAGAAAGGATTACTTCATCCTAAATTTATGCAGTGTGTTACTGCAACAGGAAGACTATCAAGTCGTGACCCAAACTTTCAAAATCAACCACGAGCAAAAACGTTTCCTATTCGTAAGGTAATTAAATCTAGATTTGATAATGGTAAAATACTTGAAATAGACTTTTCTCAGTTAGAATTTAGAACTGCTGTTTTTCTTGCACAAGACCTACAAGGTATGGAAGATATTAAAAATAAAATAGATGTTCATCAATACTCCGCAGATATTATTGGTGTCTCTCGGCAAGATGCAAAGGCACATACTTTTAAACCTTTATATGGTGGTGTAACTGGAACTGAAAATGAAAAGAAATACTATTCAGAGTTTTTAAAAAAATATAAACACATTGCACAATGGCATGATAAATTGCAAACACAAGCCATTAAATATAAAGTTGTAAAAATACCAACTGGTAGGGAATATGCTTTTCCATATGCTGAACGAATGCCATGGGGAGGTTCTAGTTATGGAACACAGATTAAAAATTATCCAGTACAAGGATTTGCTACAGCAGATATTGTACCTTTAGCCTGTATTCAAATATATAATCTAATGAGAAAAAATAAGGTAAAAAGTTTACTAATCAACACAGTTCACGATTCTATTGTGGCTGATGTTTATCCTGGAGAAGAAGCTGTGATGAGTAATGTATTTAAACAGGGTGCAGCTTCCGTAATACCTGCTATGAAGGATTATTATGGAATTAACTTTAATGTACCACTTGATTGCGAATTAAAACTTGGAGTCAATTGGCTTGAAATGGGGGAAATAAATGTATAAAGATAATGCAGAAAAAAATGTACGCAAATGGTTTAAGGACAAAGTTACTGTCATGACATTTGGCACTGACAAAACTATTAATAAAAAATTAAAAAAAACATTAGAAAATAGGTTTGTTAAAAATATAAAAGGAGAAATATAATGGTTCAATTATTAGAAACATTAGATGATTTTGAAGATGAGAGTTTTGGGGCTTATCTTGAATATCAACAATTAATATCAGAATTTGGTGATTTACCAAAAAAACTATATTTAAATGTAAATCATCCACACTTTCATGATATTATATATTATGCTAAAACAGATAATATTGAAGTAATAACAACATATGGAGTAACCAAAGTATGCTAGTAGATTTTATATTACAAATATTTTTAGTTATATTTATAGTGATTTTTATATTAAACTTTTTTTCTAAAAACACTTGACTTTAACTACAAAATATGATATACAGTCAAACCTAAACTCAAAAATAAGGAGTAAATTATAAATGGAAAATCAAGTTGTAAATCTTAAATCAATGTCAGTTGACCAAATTAAAAAAGCAATAGGTCAAGACACTGGTTCTGAGAATAAAAATAATATTCCTAGATTATCAATTAATAGGAATCCAGATGATGAGCAAGGCAATACACTTCCTGTAGGCAGTTTCGTAGTCTACGATCCAAATACAAATGAAAATGTTTATGGTAAACCTGTTACTGTAAGACCATTCATTAGTGCAATGCAATATATGCACTTTGAGCCAGAAAAAGGGGAGTATATTAATAGGTCTATTATATTTAAAAATTGGAAAGAGGAAGCATTAGATATATTAGGTGGGACAAAATGTGGAAAACTTCCATATAAAGATAGAGATAAACTATCTCCAGAGGTTCTAGCTGAACAAAGAAAAATTAGATGTTATAAATTAATTTATGGTATAATATCTTTTAAAGGTAAATTAGCAAAGGGAACTGACCATACTATTGAGAATTTACCAATAGTTTGGAGAGTTACTGGAACTAGTTATAATCCAGTTACTGAAGCCATTGAGTCTATAAATCAAAGAAATAAATTAATGTATGCTTGTACATTAACTATAGATACAAAAAGGCAAAAGAAAGGTGGAAATACTTTCTATACACCAGATATTAAAGTTAATACTGATGCTAATTTAAAATTAACTGAAGATGATTTGGCTACAATACAAGTATTTCAAGAGTTAATTACTAAAGAAAATAATGAAGTAATTGCCTTATGGAAAACAGCAAAAGATAAAAAGTATACTAATGGTGATGCTAGTTCTGCTAAATTAGTTGAAAAACTAGACGCAGAAGATTCTGATCCTGTAGAAATATTTAAATCATAATGAATACAATTCTCCATAAAGTACAATTATATCTTGATAAGGTTGCAAAACAACCAGTAAAAATATCAGAAAAACTGGTTGAGGAATTTGGTGAGGCATGTAAATCTGCATTGCGTAAGCAATTTTCAGAGGAACGTGCATCTCAATTTCAAATTCGTATGAGTAATATTGGTAGACCATTATGTCAATTACAAATGGAATCTAAAAATATTAAAGGCGAAGGGCAACCTTATAATATTAAAATGAGAAATACTTTTGGGGATTTAATTGAAGCACTAGCAGTATTTGTAATTAAATCTTCTGGGATTGATATTAAAAATCAACAAAAAAAAGTTAAATACAAATGGAATGGTAGTGAAATTGAGGGGTCTTATGATGTTAATATTGATAATAAAATCTGGGATATAAAAAGTGCGTCTCCATATTCTTTTGAAAAAAAGTTTGGAGAGAATGGTGGCTTTGCAGAAATAGCAAAAGATGATGCATTTGGTTATATACCACAAGGCTATCTATATGCTGAAAGTGAAAACTTACCTTTTGGTGGATGGATAGTAATTAATAAATCTACTGGTGAGTGGGTTGTTTGTGAAACTCCCGTAGCAGATGGAGAATATAAAGCAAAAGCATTGACATTAGCAAAAGATAATGTTAAAGCATTAGTTAATAAAGTTCCATTTAAAAGGTGCTATGATGAGGTTAAAGAAACTTATCGTGGTAAAGAAACTGGTAATAAAGTTTTAGGAAATATATGTTCTTTTTGTCCATATAAAGTACCATGTTGGGGGGATAAATTACAGTTATTGCCCCAACAACAATCACAAGGAAAGAATCCAAAGTGGGTATGGTATACAGAACTAAATAATCCTAGAAAAGAATATGACTACGATTCGCAGTAGAAAAGCAAAGGGTCGTAGACTTCAAGATTGGGTTAAAGATACTTTAAAAAAAGTATTTATTTCCCTAACAGATGACGATATAAGGGTAGCAATTATGGGAGAAAGTGGTGCAGATATTAAATTATCAAAGGTGGCTAAAGAAATATTTCCATATGATATTGAATGTAAAAACAATGAAACATGGACAAGTATTTATAAAGCCTACGACCAAGCTGATAGCCATGGTGATTTTAATCCTATTGTTTTTTTAAAAATGAACAATAGAAATCCTTTAGTAATTTTAGATGCACAACACTTTATAAACTTGAAAGGTAATATATGGCAAAACAAAAAAATATAGTTGATATGGGTAGATGTGTTAAGATAGTGGTAGCCCCATGGAATCATGGATTTACTT